TTAGATGTAGCAGTATGGGTAAATGATGACTTAGATCATACTGATGACAATGAGAATTGGAAAGCAATTTCTATTTCACATGGTAACAAGAAGAAGGGTGAGACGGTTGTTTATGTTGCTAACGGTAAGAAATACGTTCAGCAAGAAACAATGCCTTTTTGATGTTTGAAATTGTTAGAGTAGAGAAAGATATGTCTAACAAGATGTATCATTCAGTTGGGACGGAGATTATATCTTCGTCCTATTTAAAAGGAGTGTATAAGCACTCTATGAAAAGAGCAAGTGTTCCACTAGAATCAAATGATGCTTTAGTTTTTGGATCACATTTTCACGATATGTGTGAGTATGGTGTTGAGGAATTTAAGAATAAGTATTCTGTCATTCCCGATGAATGCTCAAACAAGAGAACAAAGCTATACAAAGAGTTTATAGCTGATAATGAAAATGCAATAACTAAAGTGGATTACAATAAGGTTAGTCTTATGTATGAAACCTTGAATAGTAATTTATTCTATAGAGATTTAGAAGAGAATTATAGTTCTTATGCTGAGTATTCTTTTTTTGCAAAGAAAGATGGATTAGATTTCAGAATAAGACCCGATAAGTATTACTCATATGATTCAAAGATAGTTTACGTGGTTGATTTTAAAACTTGCCAAGATGTTACTAAATTTAAGTTTGATGTTAACACATATAATTATGATTTACAAGCAGTTTTTTATTCGGATGTCCTCGGTATTAATCCCTCTGATTTTTATTTTATTGCTATTGAAAAAACCTTTCCGTACACGACCCAAGTATTCGGCTTATCGGATCAAGCGATTGACAGAGGAAGAGCCAAAATGGATATAGCCATTGATAGAATTAAAAAAGGTGATGATGGTGTTGGGTATGATTTAGTATATAGGATATGAAAATATTATTAACAAACAATCATTTAAACACTTTTGGTGGTTCTGAGAATTGGACATTTACGGTTTACTCTACTTTAAAGAAGTTAGGGCATTCTGTAGATGTCTTTTCTATTGATGTTGGTGGTGTTGGGACTCAAAGATTTGGTTCAGTATACACAACCATTCCTAATGTAACGTATGATTTGGTTATTGCTAATCATAATACTTGCGTAAAGATTGTCTTAGAAAAGGCTAAGTACTCAAAGCTTATTATGATGTGTCATGGTATTGCTCCGCATTTAGAACAACCAATTAAAGGTGCTGATAGATACATTTCTATTTCAAATGAAATTCAATACCATCTATTACTGCTGGGATATAGAAGTGATGTAATACTAAATCCCGTTGATTTGGATGTTTGTTATCCTACTAAAGAATTGAACGAAACACCTCAAAAGATATTTGCGTTGTGTCAGAACATAAACGCTCAAGAGAACGTAAAGTCTTTGGGATTTGAAACTGAATGCATACCTCCAACAAGAGATGCTAGATTAGCCATAAGCAATGATACGTTTAATGAGGCAGACATATGCGTTGGTCTAGGTAGATCAGCTTATGAATCATTGGCTTGCGGTAGATGTGTTATTGTTTATGATGCTAGAGGATACAACGGTGATAAGTACGATAGTATTGTTACTAGAGAGAATATAGGTGAGATGCTAAGAAACAACTTATCGGGCAGAAGATTTAATAAGAAGTTTAATGCTGAGAAGATTCTTAATGGAATTGAGAAACTATATAGACCAAATACAGATTACTACAGAAGTATAGCAGAGGATTACTTTGATGCTAAAAAAATAGTAAATCAAATATTACAATGAAAGTAGCTATAACAAGAGTTAGAAATGAGGAGGTTATCCTTAAATCTACATTAGACAGATTATCATATCACTTTGATTCCGTAATAGCATTCGATGATTGCTCAACAGACGGTACTAGAGACATTCTAAGCGAGCATAAGCTAGTTAAGCGTGTAATCACAAGCGATAAGTGGGAAAGTCGCTCAGAAGTCCGCAAAACGCTTGAGACAACTCAAAGGCAAGACCTCTATGATTATGCAATGCGTAAGGAGGAGGATATTGATTGGATGTTGTATTTTGATGCTGATGAACATTTCTATTTTGATGAGATTAATTGGGGTTCTAATTTCAGTTATTTCTTTAGATTGTTCGATGTATACATAACTCCCAATGATGTAGATAAACCATTTATTGATAGAGAATATATTGGATGTGAGTATAGGGATATTCCAATGTTATTCAGACCAAATTCTAGAGTACACTTTAATAATCGTGTTCCATTGGGTATTGATCAATTACAAATGATTGGTGGAACGGTTAAGCATTTTGGTAAGGGAATATCTGTGGAGCATTGGGAGGAGACTTGTGATTATTATATTAATCATTTGAATGAGAGAATGCCTAACGGAGAGGATATTTCGACCAAATGGAAAAGAAGAAAGGGTAAAGCAATCCATGATGGTGTATCTGATTTTGGATTACCATTGATTAAGTGGGATGATAGATACACAAGTGAACATATTATTAACCTAAACGAAGTGGACAAATGAGAATAGATTTATTGACATTTTATTTTAACGATGAGGATTTCTACGGAATGGACTTGTTGAGTATTAGAGGAAAGGTATTGCTAGGAATTAGCTACGATAGTTTTTTCAAGAAATTTCACTTAGAGTTATTCTTTAAGGTTATTAGATGAAAACTCCTAAGACAAGGAATAACGGCACAATGACTGAGGCTGCTTTCTTTGGATGGATTAGATCATTACTAAGGAATAGATACATGAGAGGCTGGAAACCTCACAATGAGGCTGCTAAAGATAATAGAAGACCTATTACTTATAAGAGCAGATCAAGATGGGAATATCAATGCGCAAATTGTAATGATTGGTTCTTGCGTAAAGAGATTGATATAGACCATATAATACCTTGCGGAACGCTAAAGTCATTTGATGATTTAGCCGTGTTCTGTAATAGGTTATTCGTTGAGAAAGATGGACTGCAAGTGTTGTGCAAACCTTGCCACAAAAACAAAACACATGACAAAAAAACTGATTGAACATTACTTTAAACATTTCAAAGAGGATAGCTTTGTCAACCTAGTTTTAGAAGGTAATGAGATATTCGCAATAAATAAAGTAACAAATTGTAAACAAATTTTTGTTAATTCAGACGAAAGTATTAAGATTACGGACAAGAAAGATTTAGAAAAAGTTAAAGATTACATTTATGACCGAACAAAGTTTTAAACAAAAACACCAACCAACAAAAGCATCATTGATTTTACTTGATAGCTTAATACATAAAACAATAGATCAGTACGATACATTGGAAGAGGCTTACCACATGAATAGATATGATTGGATGGCTAAGACCAAGTGTTATCTTCCAGCATCTTATTCTGCCTATAGGGCAAAAGTCACTAGAATGACCCGAAAGAAGTCTACGGGTGTTAGAGCAAATAGATCAGCAAAGAATGTAGTTAACTTCTATAGAGAACTTCAATCATGATTGATAGCTTTCTAGAGAATATAGATCATCTCCACAATGTGGTGGTGATAAAGACCAATCTACCTCAGAAGACCAAAAAGGAGATTGTAATGACAATTCAATCAATGAAGAGGAGTCTTTCTCAATATGTAGAAAGTAATTCATTAGCGGACTTAGATGGTGTTAATGATGATAAATCTGATTTTTGGGATTGGCTAAATCAAGGTAGCAATGCTGAGACAACACATATCAAGGAATATGATAGAATGTTTAAGTGGAAATACGGATGGGTAAATAGTTGGACGGGATATTCAAATGAAGGTAAGTCTTCTTGGTTGTATTTCTTAATTCTAATCAAGCTATTACAAGACCCAAATGCCAAAGTAGCCGTGTTCTCACCCGAAAACTATCCTAGACATAAGTTTGTTAAGGATTGGGTTAAGACAATGCTGGGGTGCGATCCAAAGTACTCCACTAAAGTGAAATGTGATAGGATGATAGAGCAATTCAATGATAGATTGTTTTATGTATACCCCTCAAATCATGACATACAAAGCATTGAGAATCAGTTTAAGACGTTAATAAAGATTAATAAGGTAAACATAACGGTTATTGATCCTTTCTTAAAGGTGAGTAAACCTACTACAATGAATGATTTACAATATCTGACATCGTTTATTAAGAGACAAGAGGTGTTTGCTAAGCAATTTAATGTAAGCCATCATGTGGTTTACCATCAGCTAACTCCGCAAATTGACGAGACGGGTAATTACCCCGAACCCGATATGTATAAGATAAAAGGTGGTGGATCAATAACAGATGGCTCTGATACGGTTTCTTCTGTTTGGCGACCTTACAGAAAGAGTGAAGAGGAAAATAAAAGTGTAATGATAAAGACTCAAAAGGTAAAGGATTTCGATGTTTTTAAGAATGGATATATAAAATTGGATTATAATCTCTCCAAAAACAGATACTTTTTAAATGGAATCGATATCTTTGAAGACTCAATTAAAAAAACGCATAAGAATGAATTATTTTAATTATGAAAACATTATTAAGCATAATGGCGTTAATGAGTGCTATAGTAGCACCTAATGCCACCATAAACAATCTCTGCGAAGACACCATAACCATTGAAGAATCCCATCAAATAGACTCAGTCGATCACTTACTTGAGAGTATGATCCTTGTTGAGTCAAATGGGGACTCTTTGGCGGTTGGTGATACTCATATGGATACCCCAAGCATAGGGTTACTCCAAATTCGTAGAGTTATGGTAAAGGAAATCAATAGAATTTTAAAGAAACAAGGTAGTATGTTACGTTATTCATACTCGGATAGGTGGAGTGCGACCAAATCCGTGGAGATGTATTATATTTGGAAGGAATTTCATCATCAAGAGTCTAGCGATGAAACAATTGCTAGGAATTGGAATGGAGGAACTTACGGATATAAGAAGAAAGCAACAATCCAATATTGGGCAAAAGTTAAAAACAATTTAAAAAATGCACAATCCATTTGAAAATAATTTAATTATAATAGAAGAAATAAAAGAGTATTGGTCATGCGTTAATTGTGTTGATGATGCAAACGTAGCTATTATGGATACATTGTTAGGTGTTTTAGTTAAGATAAATAATAAGTATTCTGAGGCTTTTGTTGAAGACCAAATTAATAAAATAATAGATAATGAATAGCATAGGATTTTACCCACCAAGAGGTATAGACGGTGTTTTGGTTGATAATCTATCAGAACTACCTAAAACCGCCAAAATAGAAGACTTTAATGAGTTTTTTAGGTTATATATTGACCATGAAAATGTTAGGTATATATATAGAGTAAAGAATCCAATTAGTCCACTTTCTAAATTATTATCAAAAATTAATGATTAAAGCACCCAAGGTAACACCATCAGTAAGGGTTTTTAGACCAAATACTCTTAGAAAGAAAACGAATGGTATTGTTGTTCACTCTATGTCTGAGAAGTTTAGTGGTAAATCTGCATCAGAGTTCTTACAAGATATAGGATTAAGTGTTCACGCATTTATTCATGTTGATGGTAGAATTGAGTTAGCACAAAAAGAGAACTATAAGGCTTATCATGCTGGTAAGAGTGAATGGAAGGGTGAGTCAAATCTAAACAACACGTTCTTAGGTGTTGAATTACTAGTTAGGCATAGTTATGCTAATAACCAATTTGAATCCTTTAAAAACACGGTAATGAATACTGATTGGGTAGGATCAAGGCAATTTGATTCTTTGATTTGGTTGTGTAGGAAGTGGTCTAAGGAATATGATATAAGTCTAGAGAATATTGTAAGACATTCAGATGTTAGTGGTGATCACGTTAGAGGTCAGAATAAAGGTAAGTTTGATGTTGGAGATGGTTTTCCTTGGAAATTATTTCAAGATTATATGAAGGGCAATGGACTTGCCGATAATTTTTAGTAATGAAGTTTGGAAAAACAGAGAGGGCAAATTTATTTTTATTTTTATTGCACATACTTTCTGTTTTAATTGTAATATCATTTATAATACTATCAATTAAATATGCGATTTTTAGTTTGCGTTAAGTCTGAGTATAATGCTATAAGTTATCACAGATTAAAAAAGCCTTTTGAATATCTACAGAAGGAAGGACACCATTGCGACTTTATATACAATTTTACTAATGATGTAGTCATTGATGGATATGACTATTTTGTTTACAATAGAAGTATTGGATATGGTGATGCTGACTTTGGTCTTATTGAGAAGGTGAAAGCAGAAGGTATTAAGGTGATTATTGATGTTGATGATCTATGGGAACTGCCCGAAAACCATCCTATTGTTTGGAGGGATGACGTAGATTATGATGAGTGGAAGAACAACTTCCTAATGAACATAGCCTTTGCTGATTATGTATGGACTAGTACAGAATATTTAAAAGCAATAATAGAGGATCATTTCACCAACAAACCCGTGATTGTAGCTAAAAATGCTATTGATCTAAACGACCCACAATGGGCAGATAGGAAACTTAAATCCAAAAACAGAAATAAAACGGTAATTGGCTATGCTGGTAGCACAACTCATTATGGTGATTTAGACCAAATGAAAATACCATTTAGAAGGCTTAATAATAATAAGATTTTTCGTAGAAACATGATTCTCCAATTATCGGGTGTTGACTTTGTTACTCCTTATGCTAAAAAAGTGTGGCATCATCAATTAGGAATATTTACTGACGATGGTAAAAACAAAAACGTATTTATTTCGGGTGGTGTTAGAGTAAATCAATATGCTAGATTCTTTGACCAAATGGACATAGTTATTGCCCCATTACTTGATAATGAGTTTAACAGATGCAAAAGCGAGTTAAAAGTGCTAGAGGCTGGTGCAAAATGGCTACCATTTATTGGATCAGATATGGTAACATTCTCAAGAACGGGAGCAAATATTGATTTATGCTCAAATGGAGATGAGTGGGTAGAATCAATACTAGAACTAAGCCTTGATAAATCTCTTAGGGAATCCCTTGGTAAGGAATTGGGCGAGTATGTTAGAGATATGTATAAGATTGATAAAGAAAATCAAGCAAGACTAAGTATTTTATGAAATTAGGAGAGTATTCCGAGTCTTTATTCGCTACGCATTGCATGGAGAAGGGATACATCGTTTCTAAGCCATTTTCACATTACACAAGGTATGATTTAATCATTGATGTAGATAATGTCTTACATCGTGTCCAAGTGAAGTCTACAGAGTATCTAAAAAAGAAAGACAATCAATGTCATGTTAAAATTGATTACACAAAAGATGAGGTGGATTGGTTTGCTATTTATTTTAAAATATTTAATTCGTGGTATGTGCTACCCATTGAGGCAGTTGAGGGTATTAATCATTTTTCAGTAAAAAAGAATTATAAATCAAAATATAATATTTTTAAAGATAATTTTGGATTTGTCAGACATGGTTTTTAGATTTGAGTATTATTAATACTTAAACACATGATATGGATACAGACCAAAAATTAAAAGAATTGTTCAAATTGCTCAATCCAAAACCTAAGACTAAATGATTTGTGCAAATTGCAATAAAGACTTTAAAAAAAGCAAGGAAGAGGGAATAAATGGTAGAGCAAGGAAATATTGCTCTGTTAAGTGTAGAACCGATAACCAAAATCGCATTCATAAGCTTAGAAGGGTGGATAAGAGTAAATATCCGAGTTCTAGGCAAGTTGATAGCATTGTTAATAGTTACTCTAGAGACGTTATTACGGTTAATTATGATTGGGTGTTCTCCAATAATATTTTAGATTGGTGTTCTTCTAGAGACTCAAGATTTAGAAACAATTATAAAATTAAAAAATCAAATGAAAGAAAAAAGGAACGACAAGAAACAATTTAATCGTAGATTGTATCATATGTTAATTGCGGAATCAATGGCAAAGAAAAATAAGGCATTGGTTACCTTAGATATAATGTCTAATAATCCCGTTGGTATTGGTGATCATTCTACTGATGACTTCTATAAGAATGCAATGGAGGCTATAAGAAACCTAGCTGATGCTGAAGATGAGATGAAGTCTGCTAATGATTATTTCATTGATAATAGATACAATTATGATTAAGAATTATTTCTTAATAGATAAGAGAAGGTATGGCAAGAACTTAATCATGTTCTGTCGTACCATTAGAGGTGTGTTCTGTTATGATCACGATAAGCTATATGACAAGCACATAGACCATCTAGACTCATTGGATTGCTGGCATAAGTACGGTAGGTATACAAAGACCTATGGAATACCTTATCCAATGAATTTAGATTGCGAGAACATCCTTCAGTACTAGAGAGGGATACGGTGGGGGGATACCGTGGTTCATTTTCTAAATGAGAATATTTTTACCTCACTTTCAAACGAGTTTCCGAATTAAGGAATACCTCTACAAAAACCACTAAGATTTTAAGACAATAATGCTACACAAATGCATTAAATATTTAGAGGGAAATCGTAATTGGTTTCCCTTTATTATTTTATAAATAAATCCAACTAATTTCTAGACACAATTCTCCTTATATTCTGTAGGAAATTTAGACCAAATTTATAGCCACATTCCAAGGGATAATTCCACACATATCTGCTGGTAATCTCCACTAAATAATGAGATGTTTTTACTCAGAATATCCTCAACAAATCACTCAGTTTTATTAGATATTTTTTATAATAATTATTTATTATTTTTTTTTAAAAATAATTTTTATTATAAAATATTTATTATAAATATTTAGACCAAATTGTAGACCAAATTCAGACCAAGTTCAGACCAAATTTTTAGACCAAATTTATTCTGAGTCAAAATCTGAGCCAGCCAATTGTTAATAACTAATATGTCATTGTTGAAAACTATTTTAAAATAATTTGTTATTGTTGTTTTTATTTATTATTACGTGCGCACGTTCTTTTATATGTCATTAATTTATAAAGAGTTATCCACATTAAATATATATATCAATTGTGGAAAACTATTTGTTAATTATTGGTTGCAATAGTTGCATATTAAGTATGGAGTTAGTAGTCTTACATATGGAGCGCAGCGAATGCGCCGAAATACTAACAAAATTAGCAAATACTAAAATTACTAGCATTATGGAAAAGTTAACAAAAACACAATTATTTAATCAATTAAAAGATAGAAATCTAAGATTTTCATTTATTAAAATGGGCATTATAAATAGTATTAAAGTTGCATATTATGCGGAAACCCTAAACGATTTTAAATGTAATTTAATTTATGAAATGGACAGATTACAACATATAAATCATTTAGATAATAAAGGATTTTTTAAAATATCCGAATACAATTGCAATAAACGTTATGTGTATTATTTGGGTGAAAAACAATATTATAGATCATCTAGCATTTCAAATAAAATTAAAAGCCTTTATTTAATGGCTGATTATGTCGGATATAATGTAATTGCAAGAATTGGCGGTTATGATTTAATAGCTAAATAAATAAATTAACTTAAAAAATAAGATCATGAATTTATCAGAATTTTTACCACTTAATCAAATTTCACGTGAATTGTCTATTTATATAAATTCGCCAACTAATAAAAAACCAATAAAAGCGATACATATAAAAGAATTAATTGAGAATTACATTAATTCTTATGATGATATACACAATATAAGAAAGGAAATTGCCGAAAATACACACTATTCAGTAAATCATAGATTAACTGGCGACAGATATACGCCAATTCAATAAATCATAGATTAACTGATGAAGCCTAATTGGCAGAAACACGGTGATTTATTGCCGTGTCTTAATCAAATTTTAAACATAAATTTTATACACCATGAAAGACTTATTAATTACTTCAAACAAGACAGAAACCGTTATTAATGTGGTTTCGTTTGTCATCGGTTGCACATTGATTGCAACCCTATGCGCTGCGATCATTTACGGCATTCTAAACGGGTCATTATGATTTTTTACGTGCTATTTGCGTTATTCATTGGAACGCTGGAAATACTTGCAAGACGTGAGGAAAAGAATAATAAGAATTATTATAAGAAACGTAAAAAATAAACATCATGAAAAGAATAACATTTAAAATAAAGAATACTATTCACGTATTCAGATATGGCAAAACGACCAATTCAAAAATAAGTGATCCAAAGACAGCAATAATGCAAAGCTTTACTTTCTCGGTTGATCAGCTTAGCTACGTGACAGATAATTATCTATTAAATCGTTCAAATAGTATGCATGACTTCTTTGCGCTTGATGGTGCAAACTGTTTAGATTGTCCTTTCTCGTTTAATACATCGGGCAAAGTGGGTCTATGCTATACGCACAAATTCAGCCAATATCGCGGGTTTATATCAATGCTTAAAAGCATAGCTAGAGAATTTGGCTCAGTTAATCATATCAAAGAATACAACGAAGAACACAAGAAAGAAATAATAAAACTATCACTAAATAAATATGTTCGGTTTGGCTCATATGGTGAGCCGTCTCTACATCCTATTGATTTAGTTGAAAGCGTTGCAATGGTAGCTAAGAATTGGACGGGTTACACTCACCAATTTAGAAAGCGCAAAGAGTTTGCACCGTTCTTTATGGCATCTGTTCACAATGATCAACAAGCAAAGACCGCAAGGGATCTATATAATTATAGGTCATTCATTAGCTACAATGGGGAATTGATTACTAAGGCGGTGCAATGTCCAGCTAGTAAAGAAGCTGGCTTTAAGTCTGTTTGCTCTTTATGTTCTCTTTGTAGTGGGAACAATGGCAAAGGGGCGAAGGATGTTAAAATAAATATTCATTAATGATAGCTTTAATATTCTTATTTGCTTTATGCGCTTTGCTGGCTTTCTATTTATTAAAGAAAGAAAGCAAAGAAGCATTAACAAGGCGAACAGAAATAAGCTTTGACCAATCCAATGACGATGCCTTAATCTTTCATCTAGATTTTAATGAACAAAAAGACGGGTCTTTTATTGGTATTAAATACATCAATAGCGCGCGTTTTGGCATGGTCAAAGTAACGGTTTATAAGGGTGTTCAATACAGTGACAACGGTCTAAATTACATTGAAATAAAGAAAGGCACAAACGTTGTATCATTGGATGAAATGACAGACAACGATTTAATATTAATATTTACACTAATTAAAAAGACATGAAACAAAAAACAAAATATATGATTTACAACGATTACACATTATTTATTAAAGAATTTTATTCTTATGATGATTGTAAACATTGGGCTATTAATCACCTTGACCAATCGCATGAAATAATAATTAGAACGGTTAAAGGATTAATAAGAAATGATAAGAATAAATTTATAAAATCATTATTTAAATAAATAAACCAGCCAATTAATTAAGCTATCCTTTTGGATGGCTTTTTTTATGCCCTATTGTGAAGGGATACCATGGTATATTGATTTAAGCCTATATAAGACGTTCAATGTTTATTTGATATGATTACACCATTAAAACAATTGTATTGATTAGAACGCGTTTAAATAGCATTGATTGATTGATTGAGTTTGATTTGTTCTTTGGTTTGATTGGGTTTGTAATTGGTTTAATTGATTTACTTTTAATTGGTTTGATTGGGTTTTGTGTATTAGAACACGCACAAATAACGACAAAAGGAACACAAACAAACTACCTACAAACCCTCTAAACTTTGTTATATAACATTCATTATGTTAAGTACATCCCCTCCCCTATCGATTACCATGGCTTGGACGGCAATTTCTTGATTTTTAGGTGTGGGTATCACCATAAGCAGTTTTCTCTCAAATCGATTTCAATCTTCTCAACACCAAAATTTTTTTCATAAAATTTAAAGAATTTGTTTGCTTTCAAGAAGGTAAGTGGTTATTTTTGTGAGATGCAAGAAAAATTAGACCAAATTAAGGAATTAGAGGGTTCTCTAACGGGAGAGATGTTTCACGATGCTGATATTCGATATAGGATTCATTCTATTCAGATGGAAGTCAATGGGACAAGTATTTGCTCTATTGATGATCCCGAGTGCGAGGCTTGTGGTAGCTAGTTAACTTGCTGATAGACAAACGATTACATGATAGAATTAATTGTTACCGATGATTTATATGAGAAGGCAAAAAACTTATATGAATTTAAGAAGAGGGCATTAAACAATTCAGTAACCAAGGGTGAGGGAAATATAGTTGGTGCAGTTGGTGAGGTGATGGTTGAGTCCTTTTATAAGGGACTTTACGACAATATCTGTATTGATTCTACATATGATTATGATTTAACAATGAATGGCTTTAAAGTTGATGTAAAGACCAAACTTTTAGTTTTTAGTCCATTGAGTAGTTATAATTGTGGTATTTTTAATTTCAACACAACTCAGAAGTGTGATTACTACTATTTTGTGTTCTTTAGTAAGGAAATGATGAAATGCTGGTTAATTGGATATATTGAGCCAAGTGATTTTTATAACAAGGCTGATTTCAATAAAAAAGGAGAACTTGATGCAAATTCAAATAATGGCTTTAGGTTTTCTGATGATTGTCATAATCTCCAAGCAAATCTCTTAACAAACATTGTGTCTCTTGATGGCAATAAAGAATATTGCGTAAATGGCTCAGTTGTAAAGAGAATCAAATAACATCATCGTATTCTTCTGTTTGGTTATCTTTAGTTTCTCTATTTGTCTTAATATACAACTCACACCAATATTGAGCCTCTTCGTTGGTTCTCTTGAGGGTCTTATTGATTTTGTAGTTTACAAGGCAAAGAATTACCGTTGAGGTGAAGAAAATGGCGCAGAGGGATGTTAAGTAGGTTATCATTGGCTATTGCTCGTTTAATACTATTATTTCTGATTTAACTTTCTCCCAATAGTTTGTGTTGTCGTTTTGTTTTATAATTTCATTTACAACAACAATTGCTAGTGATTTAGAGCATTCTACATTTACTTTTGAAATTTTATGTATAATGTCTATTGCTTTTTCTTTTGGAGTTAGAATTTTCATGTTAATATTTTGTGTCTGTTGATT